TATGTTTTACATAAGACATTTGAGCTCCAAAGTATTTTTGTGTATTTTATCAATAATAAATATAAAACTTTCAAGAAATCGGTTATTATTCCTTACCTTTTTCTTCCTTATATTCATTATATTCTTTCTTTAATTCATCAACTTGGTTAGTTTCTTGTATTATGTCTTTTGACTTTTTTAGACCCATAGTTTTCTTTAAAGCATCGTAGTGTGCCAATGCTAATGGTCTACGATTTTTTGTTTGTTTCCCTAACGGGTCACGACCTCTTGCTCCACTATCTTTGAATGGTTTATTCATTTCTTGTGGACGACCACCTTGTTCATCTTCTGGTCTGTCATCTTCTCCATCATCAAATGGGTCAAATATAGAACCTGCTACGGTATCCGGTGGTGTTTGAGCATCGTCTTGTCCGATACCCACGGCTGCCATATCACTTGGTGTTCCGATTGACTCTCCTGAAGCCATTGGGTCATTACCTTCCATTTCAATTTGTGAGTGTCTGAATTTTTGTTTTTGGTCATCAATAATTTGATTCTCAATTTCAACTTTTTCTTTATCAGAAAAATTGAACACATTATTATAAATCCACTCATAAGGTAAAATTTTATCACTTAACATATCACGAGCTAATGAAACTTTCTGTCCTAACAATTCAACTTTTTCTTGTTCATACATTGTTGAAGGACTTGCTAATTCTAATTCAAAGTTTACTAAGTCTTCATCAGTATATCCTTGTGAATATAGGTGAACAACTGCAATCTTTGTTAACTCTGATACGATAATTCTTTGTATTCTTTCTATGGTTCTTGCAAATCTTACATCTTCTGCTGCAAGTGTTGCTTTACCACCAACATTTTCATCAAACCCTAAGAATGCTTTTGGTATTCTTAGTGATGATAATAGTTTATTTTTTAAGTATTCAACATCTTCAGTTGAATCATAATCAATACCACTTAATTCATTAATTTCAGTTCCACTATCTCCACCTCGAACCGGTAAAAAGAAATCTTCTGTTAAGTTTTGCATATTGTATTTTAAATTATACTCACCTGTTGCTTCATCAAGTATTGGTGTTTTCTTCATTTTGTTGATAATTCTTTGCATATAATTGTCAACTTCGTTTGGTGGTATATTACCAATATCAATCTTGAATACTCGTTTAGAAGGTGCTCTCATAATTCTGTGAATCAACATTGCGTCTTCCATAAGTGTTAATTGTTTCCAAATCTTTCTTGTAGCTTCAATCATAGATTTTCCGTAAGGTAAAAAATTACTATCGTTTGCTAATCTAAAGTGTGCTATTTGGAAGTTTTCAAATTCTATCTTTCCTTTACCACTTGGCTTTTGGCCGAAATATGGGTGTGCTCCCTCAATACTCTCTAAGTAAAACTTAGTGTAGTAAGGATTTTCTGGGTCTTCTCCCTCAGAACGAACTACTTCATAAGGTGATAACGGAATTACATTAGTAATACCATACTTTTCACTTATATCTAAGTGTAAAAAGAAATCTCCATACTTAACCATATTACGAACCCAAGGCCATAGATTGAACTCAATGTTCATAATATCATAAAATAAATTGTTTAATATTTCTTTAATATTGTTGTTGTCTGAATGGATTTTAACGACATCACCATACTCACCTTTCATTGTAGACTCATCTGAATATATATCTAACGCTGACGAGATGATTGGGTCCGAATCCATTGACTCATAATCTTTAAATAATGCTAATCTTGCTGCCATTATTTGATGTACAGTAGAATAACCTGTTCCGACTAAATCTAAGTTAGTATGTAGTTTAGAATATCTATCAACTAAATGTGATTTAACCTGTTTTTGAACTTGGTCTGTATCGGCAATCTTTAATTTTTTACCACCGACATTACGAACGATTACATTTGTACTAAATAATCTTCGTAGTCTTCCAAATAATGTTGTATCCGCCATTTTTTACCTCACTTTTATAAGAGCCAGTCTAATGACTCTTTTTCTTTTCCTGTGTCCCAATCCCAACTATCGTTTCTTTTGATGTCGTCATTGGTGTATAAACCCTCATTATCCATCATTTTAGATAGGGTTTTCTTTGTTAATTCCACACCTTGTGTTCGTAGTCTTAATGCGGTATCACGAACCCAAAGTCCAATAGCAAAAGACATAACAAGGTCATCATTGTATCCTTGCATTGCTTGTGCTCTATTATTTATATAGACGAAAGTCAATAGTTCATCAATCAAACGATTACTACGAACCACCACACTTTCCTCTCTAAAAAATTCTTCTAACTTACTAATAATTAGTGGTCTGGTCTTAGAAGTCGTTGAAAAACCAGCAACCATTTTCTTTTCTTCACGATAATGTTTATTCGTTACTTGATGTTGAACATCAACATATTGTAAGTCTTTACTTGTATAAAATAGATTAGGATAATCCCTATCTATGATTTGTTGGATTGTTGCCCAACCAATATTGTTGTTTTCTACAATTAGTAAAGCATCATTATATTCTGTTGCCACACTAACCAACATATTACCAAAATCTTTTGTATTGATACGACCTTTGTATTCTGCTACTTGTGTTAAGGTTTCCAACTCAATCACGTGAAAAGCAGAATAGTCTGCACTATCTCCTCTACCAACATCAGCACACACAATATAATCTTTATTGTAGTTTGGTTGTTCCCAAACCCACATATTCGCATCAATACCTCTTTTTTCTACTGGTTCAGTACATAAATCTTTTCTCATTTTTTCCAAAATGATTGCGTCAATTACACCAGTACCAGAAGTCAAGAAGTCACAATCACACTCTTGAGCTGCTGAACTTGGACCAAGTAGTGTGTCTTGTTCTTTTCTCCAATCTTCATTTCTATCTGGGTGAACCGTCCAATGTAATTTGATTGGATTAAACATGCCCGTTGCTTCTTCTGCTTCTATCCAAGTTTTATGAAACCAATTACCCACACCATTAGGTGTTGATAATGCAATACAACTACCACCAGTAGTCAATGTAGATTGTGATGCTGTCCAAATTTCGTCAATCTTGTCAATAAATGCTGCCTCGTCTAATATCAATAATGACAACGCCTCAGAACGAGCTGCCTCTGGACCACTCGATACTGCTTTAATCTGAGAACCATTCATATATCGTAAGTTCAATTTATTGTCCTCAACACATCTTTGTTTTAACCAACTCGGTAAGTTTGCGTGCATAACACGAACTTTCGTAACTAAGTTTTTTGCTACCTCTTGTTTGGTTGCAATTACCAAAACATTTTTGTCTTGGTGAAAAGTCATTAACCACAAAGCATAACCAGCTGTTAAAGTTGAAATACCTAATTGACGAGCTTTTAAAATAATGTTAAACCTATTGTCTTTGAATTCATTAACCGACTTTTCCTGAAAGTCATACAATTCAAAAGGTATTTTCCCTTGTATCGGGTGTTGTATCATACAATATTTTTTCATAAAATATGCTGGGTCAGTAGCACATTTAATGTATTGTTGTTTGATTACTTCTTTAATTTGTTCTGCCATTAATCTACTATTTGACCTGCTAACTTAACTGATGTAGCAGTCATCAAAACTCCATATGTAAAGTATAACCATTTGTTTTCATACCATTTAGGTCTGACAAGTTTTACTTTTTGTTCAAGAAGTTTATTAGTGTCTTTCAGTAGATTAATTTGGGTAGTTTTATTCGAAATCAACATAGAGTCTATGTATGAATTTTCCTCATAAAGTTTGATTTGCTCCTCTAAATCCATTACCAACGAAACATTTAAACTATCTTTTAGTTGTAATTCTTTGATTTCGTTAGTAAATCCTAATACTTCTTCTTCTGTAAAAGTATAGGTTTTAGGTTCGTCAACCACTTCTTGAGAGAATAATGCTCCCATTAATAATATGTAAATAAAATATCTCATATATATAAATATATACTACTTACTGAATTTCTTCAAAAATTTTACTGCGTCATCAGCATTATCTTCTTTTACTGCTTCTGATGCTTGTGCAATTTGTTTTTTAGTAGTTGTAACTTTTCTTTTTAATTTAGCTACTTCTTTTTTATTTACTCTTTTCTTTGACTCAAGAACTTCAACTTCTTTTTCAAGTTCTTTAACTTCTTGGTCTTTTACTTTAATTTGTTTATCTAATTCTTTGACCTCTTTTTTCTTATTTCCACCAAAGAATAGGTTTAATATCGCTTGTATGATATTCATTATTGTGCTCCTTGTATTTCATTTTCTGCTTGTTCTACGAGTTCTCTTTTTTCTCGTATGAATTCTCTTGCGTCTGAAATGGTTTTATCAAATTGCTCTGCTCCCATTTCCCACTTTTCTTGTTCAAGTTCTGGTGAGTTTACACCTACCTGATTTAACCAAACTCTTTTACCACCTGTTTTCTCAAAGTCATCTATACTTTGTTCTAAATCTCTTAGGTATGCTTTTTGGTTTTCTAACATCTTGGTTTTTGCGTAATCTTCAAATGTTCCCTCAATTCTCATTTTGTTTTCTAATTCTATTTGACAATCAAAACAATGTCCTTGTGTTCTCCAAAACTTATCATCAAGTTTCTTTTTCATTGCTTTTTGACACTTAGGACAAAACCAAGGCATTCTTACTGATTGCATTGTTTTACTTAATTCCGATTCTCTTGTTTGTCCACCAAGGTTTTCTTGTTTACCCTCGTATCCTACTTGGGCATAACTTTTTTCATACTCTTTACTCTGTCTTTCTGATTCTTTACTATAATTTGCCATATAACTCCTTAAAATTTTAAACTACCAAGTATTTGATTGATTGGTGCAAATGCTCCTGTGAATTTATATATATTACCTTTGTATTTAAACACAAGTCCTTCGGACGGTACAATTGCATTTAATCCACCGATAGCTTCTAATTTTTCTATTTGTAATTTTAATTTATTTAATTTTTCTACATTATCAGGTTTTTGTAAATCTTTCATCGCATTTATTACATCTTGTCTAATTTTTTGGACTGCTTTGTCAGGCGACACCGCTAAAAATCCTGATACATTTTTTAATATTTCTGCTCCTACTTGGAAGAATAATATTTCAAATGGTTTAATTGTTTGTTTGAAAACTTTTTTGTGGTCTTCTTTATCTGTTTTTAAAATCCACTCTAATAATTTTGGTCTATCTGCAAAATCTTTTTTTATTTGTCCAAGACTATAATCTTTATTAAAGTATGCCCATCTATAAATTAATCTTTGTAATTCTCTTGGTCGTATACCTGCTCTTAAACTTTTTACATTTCTTAGTATATATTCAGACCACCACTCATAATGATATTGAGTTAATCCTTGTCCATCTGATAAACCAAATCTACCTTGTAATTTATTTAATTGGCCTAAGAATTTACTTTTTAATTTACCAAAGTTTTGAACCTTTTGTAAGTTTAAAAAGTTTGGTTTACCGATTTTAAATCGTTTTTGTATATTTTGATTTACTTGTCTAATCATACCTTCTAACATACGAGCACCTTCTTTGGAATATCCAATAGGACTACCTGATTTATTGTATTCTGTTGTTCCGTGAAATACAATTTCGGCGACATCATAGTCAATAATGTTTGCTGTTTGTGGATATATAACCTCTAAATTCATCCATTTAGTTCCATTACCAAATACTTTTTTCTTTTGTGCGTCTGATAAAGAACCAATTGCTTTTTCTAAATCTAACATAGCGCCTGTAAATGCTTCTTTGATAGCTCCTCTACCTGCAAATTTAGACGCTACTCCTTTGGCATCCAAAGAATTTTTACCACTATCTTTTAGATGACCTTTGTTTCGGGCTGCTTTTAATCGTCCATTTACCCAACTTATCATTAGGTTTTGTCCGTCAAGTTTTTCAGAAACCTTATCTTCACGATTAAGTTTTCCTTCGAGTCCATATATAATTATGTTCTTCAAATCCGAAAACGTCAAACTTTTATCATCAAACGGGTGATTTAAGTGTCCAAACGCTCCACCCTCAATTAATAATTTAACATCTTTTTTAAATCCTTCTTGAATTTGTTTGATATGGTCAACACCTTTAAATACATCTTGTTTTTTTAATATTGGTGATTCTTTCATCTTAGTAAACGAATCTTCCCCAAAGTATTTTACAATTTCAAACCCAAGACTACCTAATGTTTTTCGCATTCTTTCTTTATATCTTGGAAATGGATTATCAGCCGATTCAGTATTTTTTCTGTTTTGGTTAATAGTTCTACCTGGTGTTACGGTCTTAGTACGGTCTTGTTCATATTCATCTGCCATAATGGTAAATGCCATTTCAGCACTATCTCTTACTGGAAAGTCAATTAATTCCCAACCTAATATTTCTGCGTGTTCTGGTGTAATTCTAAAATAATCATCTAATGAACCAAAGAAATCATACATACCCTCGTCTGACATATCACTTCCATTAACACTTGAACCAAAACCACTAACTTCCTTCATTAGTTTTTTCACTTGTGGTTGTTGATGAAATTCAAACAACTTTCCAAATCTTGATGTCATCATTTCATATGTAGACTTATCAAAGTATCCAAATGTTTTTTTAAATATTTGTTGTCTTTTCTTTTCATCAAACTTTGGACTACCTAATAGATTACGAATTTCTGTTCCACTTGATATACCGCTTACATTTACATGCGGAGCTTCATAAATATATCCGTGTGTTTCATA